CAGGATCACGCTGAACCTTGGAGCCAAGCTCATTTACTAGTCTGCGGAAAGTAGAGTAGTTCATGAGAGCGACATCAGGTACAGCACCACACTCTCTACCCAGCCTTGCGGCTGCACCAACAATCGATTCCTCGATTGCAGCAGCGTTACCAGTGTAGCGAAGACCACCCAAACGAGTTGGGTCAACACTTCTGTTAACACCGAAGAATGCGGTTGCGCCAGGAGCCGAGCTTGGAATCCAAGCATCAAGACCACGAATCTTGTTACGATCCGAAGCGGAGTCATAGTCACCCTCGACGAAAATGTAGTCTCCGTCCTGAGCACCAGAAGTTACTGCAAACGAAGCTGCAGCGGTTACAGTACCGGCATCACGGTCTACTCCAGTAATTACAGAAGGAGTGGAACTACGAAGAGCAGCTGCCTCAGTGTCTGCAAATACAATGCTCATACCAACGGCGAAGTTAACTACGTCGTCAGCGGAAGCGAGAGTAAGAGTCGTGGTTGGGGTACCAGAGATGACACCGATTGCACCGGAACCATTACGGAACAGGGAACTCTCAATGTCATTTGCCAGACGCCTAATGGCGCTGTCAATCTCGTGCTTCAAACCATTAAGGAAAGCACCCTTGTCGTTACGAGAACGAAGTAGTGCATCCGTAGTGATTCTAGCAATCGAGTAGTTCTCAGTCGTGTCAATAAGGAACTGAGTCATCCTAGAACCTCCAACATTACCCTGGGCATGACTGAAGGAGTAAGATCTTCCAGCGATATCCTCATATACGACTGGGAGTGGCATACCAACACCTGCAAACGAGGTGTTTTTCTTTAATAGTGAAAGGAAGGGTCTGGAACTCTCATCATATACCAAGTCTTGTACTGCCTGGCCCGCATAGAGTTCTTTTAGGACGCCATCCAAAGTGGTTTTGGTTGCGGTCATTGTAATATCCTCCGAAAAGTTTTAATTTATTGTTTCTTGCAACGGTATTTTCTAATTGCTCGTGTTCGAAGGATAGCTTATCTAATACCTGTTAATCTCCGCTTGTTTCAAGTACCTGTAATGCTCGTTCAAACCTTTCCGCTTCTGTAAATCCACGGGGAGTCGGTGTGTCACTCGAATGCGCCGTGGAAAGTGTAGGACTTGGTGTTGGCGGCTTTTGCACTTCTTGCTGTATCTTCTCTAGGGGCTTGGTCTCCTCAATTTTTACAGCCATTTTATTATGTAACTTGCTAATCTTTGATAGCTTCTCATACAGTTCGCCATATCGCTCTTCAAGGTGTTTTTCTACGGCATTTAATACATCCTCATATTGTGGGGCTTCCCCTTGCTCTTCAAAAAACTCTCGTGCCGTATCCATGACTAATAAATAATTATTAGTGGTTTTCACTAGTTCCCATCGATCTTCGCCCTCAGCATTTACCATTCCGTGAACCATCTGCATCTCTCTCTGCCATGCCTGACGAATCCGGGACTGCTCTCGCTCTTCTTTAAGTGCTTGTATTTCCTGTCTTAGTTGAGAAATTTCATCGTTGCTGCGAGGCTCTTGGCCCTCTTCCACTGAAGGAGAATCATCTCCAACCCAAGCATCGATGACCTGATCCATATTAATACCAAGATCCTCTAGCACCTTTACGGGGTTCTCTTTAGCCATAGACTTATAGTCTACAGACTCATTGCCCTTTAGTTGGCTCTTAAGCTGGCGAATCTCCCGATCCTTCTCAACCAGTTTAGCATAATAATCACTACGATCATCTTGCTGTGGCTGCTCTTCTTGGGCTTTCTCTGCCTGTTCATCTGGGATTAGCTGCTCTTCATTAGCCTTTTCTAACTTTTCCTGTCCCAAATAATCGAGAGCGTTGGCCATTCTATCATCATCGGTTAACGGTGTCTCTTCTTGTGTCTCTACAACCTCGCTATTCGTGGTGTCTTCCGATACCATTGTTTCCTCCTTCTTCAAAATCGCTAGTAAGTATGGCTTGCTGAACTTGATCCATTATTACGCCAGATTTCCACCTTAGCTCTCCAGTTCCCTCATCGTTAGCCCCGTCCTCATCAGGAAACTCTTGCTCCAAATAATGAAGCATCTTGTGAGCCTCAAAGTCTGACAACATAACATGGTGGACTCTAACATACGGTATGCTGTCTACCATTACAACTTCAATAAACATTCTGTCAATGTATTCCCCAATCGCGTCTGCGTAGTAGTGCATCTCAGCAATGTTGAGAAGCAACTTCACTTTGTCTTCGAAAAACATTTACTCTCCTTCGGGTATCGCTTCTTCTGGTGCCACCTCTGGTAGCTCTTGTGGCAACGGCTGTGCTGCTCCTGGTATCGCTACTCCCTCTACCTCTGCTGGAGGCACTGGAGCTACTGGCACAGGCATTACGGGTGGTGGGGGCGGCTGCAACATGTTACTAGCCTCATCCAACCATCTTAAAACCAAATCTAACCTTTCCTGCCTTATTCCGTCCATTTTAGCTCTTAAATAATAACTCACTCCTAATTTAATCCCTGACACTAGATCCTGGAACGGAAGTGGCTCGATATATTTTCCTTTCCCTAACATATGTTCAAACGTAGCTTCAAGATCATCTAGAGATGCTGTTGCTAGTCTGTTAGATTTTTCAAGATCTGGGAAATCCAATAGCTGTCTGCCCTCTTCAGGCGTGATCATCTGTCCCTGCATAAGATCAACTACTGTCTGCAACCTTCCCGCTGGTGTTTGGGGTAGAGATGATGCGGGGTAAACCTGAAGCACATATGCGGCCTCATCCAGATCTATATCAAGAAAATTAATATGCTCTAATGTATCCTTATTAACAAAACGAACCTCATAGCCCTCTTCACTGTTAACAAGACCACGAGCACAATCTATAATTCTCTTTGCTAGCTCCACAAATAACTGCTCCCAGCGCCTAGCAATTACTGCAAACCTCTGAGTTTCAACATCATGGAACGTTCTAATAGCTACTCCAGAGTTTAGCCCAGCAGGCTTTTGTGAGGTAGCTGACAATTGAGAAATTCCTGCAATCTCAAACGCTCGCTGATAAAGAGTCTCTAGATGTTGAAACACCTGAGGGTTAGCAGCAGGCGGGGTAATAATTTGAGGAGGATTAGGACCAGTATACTCTATGAGTCTGGCATCCTCATTGCTCATAATATGTTCATCATGAACATCTGATCCTCTTTCCTTTAGCACGTATGGTACAGCTAAAAGATTCATGTTTGTTTGGATCTTTCTTAGCAGCTCATTAATCTCAACCTGAATGCCCTCAAGCTGTTCCGCCAAACCAATTCCAAACCATCCCATAACATCATCAGAGAACTTAATGATGCAGAATGGGAACCTGTCGTCCGTCCAACTCTCATCTAGAAATGTAGTGTTTTCAGAAAAGATCATATGTCTGCCAGGATGTTCTTCCGTCCCAAGCTTCCATACTTCCCACACCTCAACAAGATCACGCACCAAGCTGCTGGAACTACTAACAGACCTTACCTTCACATCTTCAATTGCATCTTTTGATTTTGGGAAAAGCTCTAGTAGTTGAGACTTATCCATATAGGTTTTTTGCCATACGGTTCTTGGCGGGCGATCTAAACAGGCGTTATTATCAACCACAATGCGTGATGGGTGAATAACTTCGATAGTTACTTTACCATCCATTGGGAGAACTTTTAAAACTCCATGACCATATATACATGCATCCCGAAAAGTTCGCTGGGCTTTGTCATACACCTGTTCGGTCTGTAAAACTGCACCCACAAACTTCTCTTGCTGTTTTGCCTTTTCTTGTAGGTCTTCAGTGCCAGCCTGGGTTAAAAACCTGGGGGCCGGCTTGTTCATTGTTATTTTCGAGGTTAGTGCGTCAGTACATGACCTTACAACATTATAAGATATGGCCTCTTCAAAATCATCGTACGCTTTCCTATACTCTCCAGGATCAAAACCTACTACAGTCTCATCCTTGTAAAGTGTGGCGTAACGCTTCATGTCCTCATACTTGCGAGCCTGATCATTTATGATAGACTCTACGGTGTTGAGACATGCCTGGTGTGCCTCGAATTTGGGTTCATCAGACCAATAGCTTGTGAAATTGATTTTTGCCATATAAGTATACCCCGCGAGAGTGTCGACTTAATAAAGAAAAATTAGTAGTTTATCTTCTCCATCGCGGCTTTTTAAGCCTTTCCTGAGCCTTGCGTACCTGCTCCTGATAGATCTTCTTCTGCTTGCTAAGCTCCACCACAGGCTCTTCCTTGTAATGATAAGCAAATCTATAAGCATATAAAAGAGAATCTGTAAGGTGATTGGGGAAGCTAGGGTGTTCCTCTCGTGCGCCATTATGTTTTGTTTGCCATGGCAGCTTTCCTAGCTCCTCAATCAGTAACGCATTAGTCTCCTGTAATATATGAATCTTATTTAGTATAAAATCAGTGTTAATTATCTCTATCCAATCCTGCTTCTTCGTCTTCTCCGCTGGACGGATCCCTATGCCATATCGCCTGCTTAATTCCTCTATTACTGTCTTGTTCTGAGAATCTGCAACAATATATAATGGTTGGTAGGTGCTAGCATAATACTTGATCTGCTTAGCTATGTCGGCAGGCAGCATTTCGGGCTTCTTGAACGATTCAAACACATATAAATTAGGATCATGCTTAGCCCAACCACTAATTACAAACCCGCAATCGTCTACCCAGCCAATATCTACCCCCAATATGTAGTGATATACCTGTTGAGGGATCTCGGATACTAAATTTACATTTGTAAACTTATAAACTAGATCTGAAGAGTCCTTACACCATCTTCCAAGGTATTCTCTAATGAACCATGCTTCATTTACTATGTTAGGATTGATGCTCTTGAGATCTTCGATCTCCTTGAGCCAATTATCCCTCATATATGGGTTTCTGCTCGTGTCCCAAGCAAAATTAGACCATCTGGGGACCTCTGTGGTCGTTACTACGTAAAATCTTCCCGCTTCTACCGCCCTGGGGCTTCCCGCTAATATCAAAATACCATTACGGTCAATTAAAGTAGGGGAAATTACTGTATCTATTAAATAATCTAATACCTCTGGAGTAAATGATCCCGCCTCATCTATTGCTACTATGTCATATGCAGCTCCAAGATACTTTTCAGCCGCATCTGTAGTGCTATCAGCGCCACCTAGCTCAATCATAGATCCATTATCAAAATATATAGTTAATTCGATCTTGTTTGAGCTAAATTCTACCTCATGTTCCTCTAAAACACGATGTATTATGTCCCAAGCTATTCTTTTGACGCTGGTACGGGTCAATCCGAGATAGAGACAACGAGATTGGGGTATCTGTAATGATTGTATGATCATCATACAGCATATTGTCCATGATTTCGCTGCCCGACGCGGAGTTAGAATAGTTTTAAACCTAGATTGATCGTCTACTACCTCTTGCTGCTCCCCAAATAGCCCATTATAGATCTTTATTGGTGCAGCACGACGCTCTAACTCCAGTAACACTAGCTCTAAGCTCATAATTCGCTTTTCTTGGGCCTACCACGCTTCTTAGGGGCTTCTTCCTCCTCTGGTTCCTCAATTACTATCTCTACTACGTTCTGCCATGGCGTTAGCATTGTCTCACCAGTACGACCATTAAGAATTAATACTCCTTGCTCATGCCACTCAAAACTTACATCCGGCCTGACCGGATTCGCTGGCAATACCTGACCTACTCCCGCACTTACCATCTCTTTTACTTTGATTCGCTTAATTTTCATTTACTAATCTCCCTAATCCTGTAAGATTATGGCTGTTAAACTTCAGTTTCCATTTCTCCACTAAATACCTAATGCTAGAAGTCTTGATCGCATACTCTATAGGTTGTTTTTTAAAATCCTCAAATGCTTGCTCCATAAGCCTTGTACCTACTCCAGCATTCCTAAAATCATATTTGCAATAAATCCAATACAATACATTAGGATCATGAGAATATATAATATATCCAAATACCTGATTATGATCCGAAGGATCATAATCAGGTATTTGGATATATTATATATTCTCATGATCCTAATGTATTGTATTGGATTTATTGCAAAT